GTTTTTTTGAGGGGCTTGTATCTCTTAGAGATAGAGGCGACCAGCTGTTTGAGCAACATTATCGGTACCAAGACCTTTAACAATGATGCAGTGATAGTATAAACTAGCACCAAATATGTGATCGACTACGCCGTAACGGGTCATAAGACCAACTCTTGGAGAGAAGTCGTTAGGACCAATTGTGCGTTGAATCATAACAGGGATATATGGGCAGTATACAATACCGGTATCATAGTATTCAGATCCTTTGTAACCTAATAATGCATATTCAATAGCATCGTTTGCGCTTCTTGTTCCTGCTAATAGTTGAGCTTCAGTACGAGTATCTCTGTAGATAGCGAAACGACCACCGAGATTACCAACCTTGGCAATGCCTGTAGGTTGAGTATTAACGTTGCCGTTTACTGGCATCCATTGAAACTCTGGTAACATCTCAAGAATAGTGCAGACGCGAGGTGTTGCAACGATGAAGTTAGCAGAACCACGGCGGTTGCGAATTGCGATGCGGTTAGCCTCGACAATAATCTTGCTGTAGAAGTCACGATTGCGTTCGCCAAGCCAACGGGCATCAGCGGAAGCAGCGTACCAGAAACTATATCCATTGCCTTTACCAGCATTGAGAGAGATTTGAACCATTCTCATGATCATTTCACGGTCGATTTCGGCCTGAATTTCATACGACATAGCGTTTGTTAATTCAGAATCAACATCAAGACCATTCATGTTCTTCATATCTTGCTCAAGTTCAACGGACCAGCGAGCGGCTAAACGACGTGTTTTAGCTTCAACTGCTGTTTTTGCGAACTCAAGTGATACTTGAGGAATGTTTCCAGTTAACTCAAACTGACTTAAAAGTGCAGCAACACCTTGATCTTCTCCAACGACTTTGAAATCGCTGTTTCCGCTCAAGAATGCAGCACTAGTACCAGTAAAGCGAGTATCAAGAGTTTGATACCCAAGTTCTCCATTGTCATTTTGGCGAGGAACGCCATCATTTCCAGCGGTTCTTGGTCCGAGTGTGTTGTAACCATCAACACTCGATCCACCTAAACTTGAGGTTTCATACTTATAACGCATTGCGAATGCCAAACCAACTGGACCAGCCATTGGCTGAACACCGACGATTTCATTGGTGATAAGCTCAGGGAATGTACGACGAACCATTGGGATTAAAACCTTTGGTAAGCGAGCATCGCCTGTTGCATAACTATCACTGTTAGAAAGACCTGTTTGACCAGGGGTAGAACCACCGTAGACACCAGCTATACCACTAGCGGTACCGGATTCTTCAATGCACCAGCGTTCTTGGTTTTCCATGAGGATAGCAGTAGATAAACGAGTGTGATCGTCTTCTAAAGCTTTTACCCTGTCTGAACTAAAGTTCAAAACAGGTGCCCATTTTTCCAATAATGCGTCTGCACGACCTTTGTCGATGAAGCCTGTTGAGGGTTTGATTGTATTCATATGTTTTATATTTACCTTTCTTTTTGGATTGTGTTTTTCTAGAAAAGAACCATTCTCTTCTACAACTTAAAAATTTTTATCGCCTTAATTCTGTTAAGTAATCAGTTACTGGGTTAAAATCTGTATTATTAGTAATTTCAGATGATTCTGAAATTACAGGTGTTGGAACCTTAACGTTTTTTGAAAAAGATTTTGTTTGTGCTTCTTCTGCTAAAAGTGATCTTTCAGCAGAATCGTCTTTTTCAAACATTTCAACTACATAATTAAAATTTTCTTCAATATATGAAGGAGATTTATCTGATAAAATCTTCTTTAAATATTCTTTCTTGGAAGAAGCCATACCGTTTGTTTTTTTCTCCAATAACAAATAAGAATTTAATTTTTCTACTTGTAATGAAAGTTTTGTATTTTGATTATAAGATTCATTCAATTTTTCTTGAAGGTCATTAATTTGATCATTTCCTTTTTTCAAAACAACTTTGACGTTTTCATTGATTGTCTCTGGATCAATAGCCAAAATATCTTTTATTTTTTGTAATTGAACTTTTGCATGAGTGTTTGAAACTGCTTCTTCCAATTGTGTAATTGGTAAATTTTTATCAAGATATAAATCTAAATAATTGCTCATTTCAGAAATGATCTTATTTGAGAATGATTCAGCTTTTTCATTTAATGCTTTTGTGTAAAATTCAGAAATTTCTTCCAACTTAGAAGCATGGTTTTCATTAATGGCATCAACAACTTCTTTTAATTTGTTGCAATGATCTAAATCAATTGCTTCGATTAAATTTTCTAATTTAGAAGCATGGTCTTCGTCTTGTTTTAGTAAAGAACTTTCTAATTCTAATGAAAGTTTTGTTTGAACTTTTTCATTAACAGCAGTTTCAAAAGCTTCTGCTATTGCTGTTGCGGTTTCTTCATTTAATACACTTTGATCTAGTGTTTTTAAAATTGTTGAGATATCCATATAAATTATATATCTTTTT